CACGCAATCCACTCTGCCAGCGATCTTAAGGTAATCAGAGTAGAGTGGACACTCCTGAGCATAGATCGTTCCGACTCTTTCGTCTAGGATCTGTTTAACGTCCATGAAGTCGGATATAATGTTTGGCATATACCCTTCCTTGAACTGTGGATCATTATCAAGATACTTCTCAATGATCTCATGTACAGCAGTACCTCGAGTTGCCGCTCGGTGCGATATCTTATTCGCTTCCTCTGCGCCAACTCTGGCTCTCCACTTCTGAATTGCTTCCTCTGATAGGATTGACAATACCGTCGTTACTGACGGATACTGCTTACCTGTTGGCGTTTGATACTTACGCCCGCTGGAGGTTGTTTTCGCTTCTAGGTCTTGGTACCCTAGGTCTATTTGTTCGTGTATAAACATATTCTTCATCATCTATAAATTTCTTTGCTACGAAAGCGTTTTTGGACATTCTTTTGTGTTTGTTTGCATTCTTATTACGAGGATCAAATCTCTTGAACTTCGCCATGACACTTACTCTCTTATTTTCAGCATTTCCTTGGTCATAATGTAGTCCCGAACAAAGTCAGAACGTACAATGTCTTCCCAGCCAAATTCAAATACGGAGAACTTCCGTAGTTGTTCGACAATACTTAAAAACTTCAATATGCCATTTTTATCACCTTCCTTGTTAAAATCAGATTGATAGTAATCACCACACATGATAAACTTACAGTTACGACCAACACGAGTTATCACTGAGTCCAACTCATGAAAGGTCAAGTTCTGCATTTCATCAACGATGATGATTGCGTCGTTAATCGTAAGTCCACGAATAAACGAGGTGGAGATAAACCCTACGGTTCCCGCCGTTTTGAGTTTTGTCCACGCGTCAGGTTCGTTAAATAGTTCCGTGCATATTGCGCGGTATGGACCAGTGTATGCATCCTTCTTTTCTTCCTCATCTCCAGGAAGGAATCCGATGTCTCTCGTTGGAACGATCGATCTAACGATGACGACCTTGTCCTGTGAGCAATCTCTGTCGAGTGCATCTTCAAGAGCCAAGGACATCGCCAAGAATGTTTTGCCAGTTCCTGCAGATCCTGCAAGGACGAGATTGTTTCCTGCTTCATACTCATCGATTACATCTTTCTGTATTTTAGTTAAAGGCTCAAACTCAACCATATCGTCAAGCCTAACTTTAAGAGAACCGGCACTCTTTTTCACTGTTCAATAATCCTTAATGTTATTTACTTTATATGTATCTTTGATCTTTGACATGGTTTCTCTGAAGCCATCATCAACCTTAAGATTAGTACCACGTTCGCCTATTATTCTTGGGGCGGTGATCACTGATTGAAAATGCGGGTTCTTCTTAAGAATCTCCTGAAGATTATCCCATGATGTTAGGATCTCAAACTCTGAGTCGTCGTCAGTGTTTCTTAGTCGATATGTAGGCATCTATGTCTTTCCTCAATTGATCTGCTCGTTTTCGCAAGTCAGAGACAATAGCGTCTTGACTCCATCCTTTATATGGATAAGCAGTATTATTATCTATACGTAACTTTTCATCTTCTTCACGACTGCGACGTTTCATGTAGTCGTAATAGCCTTCACGATTTACAGCTTCATAACTTGGGTAGCCTTTTTCATAAACTGGCGATGTTAAATCTTCTTGCGAAACTTTCGGCATCATCCTTCTCCTCAAATAAATAGGTATCTTCATATACGTTCGTGTACTGCTGTACATCCCACTGTTGCTTAAGCATTTGAGATTTACACCAGTCCTTTGCCTCACTGCGATAGTCGCTATGGAGCTTTACGATGTGAGCATTCCATGACCATCTCTTTTTATACTCAAAGATGTCAATGGGTAACATCACGCTGCGAACCACTCTGGTACATCACGTTTAGTCCAAGCCATTTTGAACCTAGACTGCTTTGTCTTGTAGTACATACGGTAGGACTTGACTGGATCCTCAGGGAACATGCACTCAGGATTGGATTTCATTGCCAACTTGAAAGGAGTACGCTCAACATTAGGAATATGGAACGGAGGTGCCATCAGTACTTTACGCAACTTAGTGTCAGTCATATGTACTTTACCATAACGATGCGTGAACTCGTCGCAAAGGGCGATGAAATGTTTGTAGTGCCATATATAGTTGTATAGACTTTCACGAGTCCAGACGGTACAAGGATGGTTAAAATGAACTGCCTTGTACAGTTGCTGCTCACGAAGGTCAGTTAACTTATATCGTTTGACCCTACGATTGTTCTTACTTAGCTCGTAGTACATAGTACCATCAAGCATGCGATGAGTTGTTGACAGCATTTGAGCTGACTCAATAACCATCTTATTGATATGCTTGTCACACTGCTCTCGTGCAGCTATGACAGGATCCTCATTTAGTATGAATAAGTTCATTCATCACTCCTGCATCATATAGTACAACATCTGGATTATTCCACCTAGCAGCTTCTTTATCAGCTTCTTCTTTGGACCAAAAGATCCTTACATGGTCAGTTGAGTTCCAACTGCCACCAGTGCCTCTGACGTATTGCCAGTCACCTTCATCGACTTCGATCATAACCGCGTATGATGGAAACAGTTCAAGTTGCCTCATGTATTACCCTCCTCTGTGGCATTCATAATTATTATTATACCACAAAAGAAGGGTAATGTAAATAGTTATTTTACGTAATTTATGCTGCAAGTAACTCCTGTTCTATATCGTTGATTCGGCTGTTCAAGTAATCGTACTTAACTCTTAATTTATGCAGAATATGATAATTACCACGTTTCTCCATTCTGTACATATAATGTTTAAGCTCCTTTGAGTCTCGCTTCAATCTTTCTATTTGAGATCCATACATTTCGTCATCTCTCCGTTTGTTAGTGATTGGTCGTTGCCGAGATATAGTTAGGTTCCTCCGTTGTGTGATAGCTCCAAAAAGTGAAAAAGCCCTAGGACCGTAGAACGATCTTAGAGCTTTCAGTTGAATGATAATGTTTTCTTACCATAATGGTATTTATATTTTTACATCATTTAACGATTAGACCCGGAAAAGCTTCTGACACTAGCTTTTTGGTAACTCCCTTATAGGCACCAGCTAAGTCCTTTTCCTTCATCTTAATAACAACCTGCGCATCGTCAGGATGGATTGCCTCAAGCAATTTGACGAACATCATCTCTACCTTTACGGGTTGGAGCGACTCGCCTGGGCCACCTTTAACGAAATAGCGAAACCTTTTCGTTTGCTTGTTAAGATTCGAAGGAACGCTTTTCACTTCAGCAGGTGTGTATGGTGGCTCACCTTTAGGAAGAATGAATTCAACTTCGTCATCATATGCACCCTTCAAAACATCCCTAAGAGCAAGGGTATTATACTCACGAAGTACTTCAACCTTGTCAACACGGGTAGGTGCTTCACCCGCTTTAGTTAGGATTTCATGGACCGTTAGTCCGGTCAACTTATTCACTGCCATTTTAGTAAAACTCCTCAACACATTCTATTAGCATTTTGCAACGTTTCTTAATAAGATAATTTAGGACATTCCTTTTGAGACCAATAGGATCCTCCTCAAACTTATTTATAATTGCTTCTTTTATATGACTAGGTGTGCAGGACAGATCGATTAGGTTCTTGTTGCGAACGTAATTACGATACGTGTTCTCGTCCATAGCGGACTGCAGATCCTCTGCATGTTCTAGCCAATGTTCAATCTTTTTCTTAGTCACTGGCGACTGTCGTATACCATCAACAAAAGTATTATCAGGACTGAGACAATTAGGGACTCCATCACCTGAGTCTCCTTTCAGTATATGTTCGAATAGATAATGTCTTGGGTTCTTATCAGTCACTGCTTTCTTTTGCATTGGACTGAACTGCTTAACGTTACTAAACTTTTGCAGCTGAATGAAATCCTTGTCGGATGAAACGATCATCATTGGTTCATGTTTACCAAACTCTTGAGTCTCATAAGCAAGAGCACCGATGATATCGTCAGCCTCACAGCCATCAATATGAATAACTTTATAAGGAAAGTTTTGAGCGATCTCATCCCTGACCTGATTGATGATACGAAAGATCTCATCCCAGTCTGCTGCTGAGTCGTCACGGTTTTCTCTCCGCTTGAATTTATAGTTGGGGAAGTAATCCCTACGCCATGTACGTGCGTCACACGCGATAACTACTTGGCCGTACTCACTGCGAAACTTTTTGTTATACATTCGAATTGAGTTGAGAATCATGTGAC